GGCGATAGACCATAGAAGTCATCTAGTGGATTCCATAGCTTTACGTGCTTGACCTCACTAAATCCTGTTCTTTCTTCTACAGGATATGTAGCTTGTACTCTGCCATTTAAAACATATTCATACCTGTCAGGTATTGGATTACTACCACCTTTGACAACCATTCTGTCAGGTCTCAACAGGTGTAACTCTTTAGGTGCGCCTACTTCTGATCCTACTTTAAGAATGTAAGCGTTACCGCTAAGTAATAAGAAACCAAAGATGCTGTTGAAGAACTCACTATGGGATTGCAATGGATTAGGTCGGCTCAATAGGGTGACGATAGGGTGACTATCTAAGACCTGATCTCCTGCTTTTACCATAAATGGTACTGCGCTAGCACCTTTGGCTATCTCGTTTACGCAACGAAATACGATTGAATTTTTCATGTAGCCTTCTTCGGCTAAATCTTGATAAGAGTAATTCTTTGACTTTGACGTACCCACTCCAAAATACCCAACCATGTTACCTACGTCTTTCTTTTCCGCAGGTTTAGGTGTGAATGCGTTTCTTATATTGTCCAGTATTGTTGCCATTAGCTAATCCTCCAATTCACCTCACCCCTAGACTTACTGAGTTCGGTCATTGCCCATACTAAAGCATCTAACCTGTCAGGGGAAGGTTTGGTTTCGCCTGTATAAGAACACATCTGTGATTCTAGTTCAGAAAAATATCCAACGTGATGAACTCGCTTCTGCTCATATAAAGCACTTATAGGCTCTGCTCTTGTGAGTTTACCTCTAGTTGCTCTAACAGACCTGTAAGGAATATTGGAATCTATTCCTCGTAATAGTCTTTCAACCAAGTCTCCACCATTATTTACTTCCGCTACTATTCTATCAGCTTGCCAGTCATAGTAGCAATCTATTGCTTTCCTGCCCCATTGATCAGGTGTGTAACGACCTGATACATCTTCTAATACATAGTATCTATCGTTGTAATCTTTACCTGCAACAATGATTCCTGTTTCATCAGAGTTCTCATTAGCAGTTACAGCAGGGTCTATAGCTACTATTATTTGCTTTAAATCTCTTTCTTCATTCTCGTTCAAGCGTTGTTCTTCTATCATTTTGTTGCTCCATAAAGCACCTTCAAAGTCCTCTATGATCTCAGCATACAACTCTTGCCTACCCATAGTTGTTCCTTCGTATCTTTCTCTGAGCATAGCCAATGCGGTATCAGCTAGGTTTTCTTCATTCTCAAAGGTATTTCCTGTAGTGACATAAACATCTTCTCTTGTGACTAAATCTTTGATCATTTTGCTTGGTTTAGGTGTTGTTGTGACTACACACTGTGGATTATCTCCTAATCTCAACCCAAACATTAATTGATCAAAAGCTTGAGGATATCTCCAAGCTGCTAATTCATCTGCCCATGCTCTATGAAATTGACTACCTCTTAATCTTTCAGGTTCTTGTGCTGCATAGCCTATTATTTTTGAACCATTCTCTAAACGGATTTCAGATACACTTGATGAATAGCCTTTTTGATCATTAGATTTTAAAAAGCACTCTTCAGGTATTATTGAAAGCAACCCACTGTTGCCTCCAAAACAAACTCTTCTTAGATCACCATGAGTAGGGGCAACTACTGCACATATACTGTTTGGATTTCTTAAAGCATAGAGTGCTATGTCTTGTGCGCCTGTCCTAGTCTTACCCCAACCCCTTCCTGCTAAGATCAGCCAAATGTAATGTTCCTCTAAAGGTTGAAGTTGTTTTGCTCTAGCGGTGTTGAGCCACTCAGTGTATAGGTTTATCGTTGCCTTTTGTGCGTTGCTCTGCAACTGTGTCCAAGAGTTCAAGAACTTCTGTGAAGGCTTCAGTTTGTTGGATGCTTCCATTTATATTTATAGAGTCAGTTGATTCACCAAATGCTAATTTAGCTAATCTCTGTGCTGCTACTGCAGTGTTAGCTAGACTTAGTATCTGACTGGGGTTATCTGTTTTAGAATCTAGTTCTAAGGCTTTAAGGTTCTTGTAGACCTTACCATGAACTATCTCCATCAGTTGATTGGCTACCTTGACACTCTTAGAGTCAAACTTCCTAGACTCTACTGCCATCTGTTTTGCAGTTTCTTCGTCCATCTTCTCTTGGAGTTGTACTTTGAACTGTTCTTTCTGATCTCTCCAGTTCTCTTTCTGTGACAATCTAAAGAGTGTAGTCTGTGCGACATTGTACTTAGTGGCTAACTCTACAATAGGTAAGTATTGTCTCTCACCGCTTTCTATTTCTATTCCCTGCACAAATTCTGTCCTAAGCTTCATTGCTAGATCAGGTGTCATTCTTTGTACTGTGCTTTTTTTATCCACTGATTGTTCTATGTTTAGTCTACAACTTTTGCAAACTATATTACAGATTGTTCTAAAACACAAAAAAAAGGGAGTCTATTGACCCCCTTTATTCATAACGTCTCCCTTACTGTATTTCGTCACTGGACTGAACGACATTTATTTCTTGACCATTGGTTCTTTGATGAGTCCAACCGTGTCTCTCATATCCGATGTCTGATTTTGTGTATCTAGTTTCAACTACTTCCTGTTTGAAATATGTTGATACTTCTCCTGCCCAAGACCATACATCATAATCTCCGTTTCCTCTTATTTCTAAAAGATCATCTTCAATTAAGAATTGTACTTTTGTGAAACCATTTGTGAGTTCAAGTTTTTCTTGCCATGAAAACTCTTGTCTCATGTAACGGAATTTCAGACCCTTAGATTCAAGTGTGTCTTTTATCTCAGACTGTGTGAAGCCTTCTAGTTTGATTTGTTTGTGAAATTTCATAGTATCTCCTTCAAGTTAAGGAACAGGCTTTATGCCTGCTCCATAAATGTGTTACGACTTCTTCCTACATTGTAGGCTAATTTAGCTTCATCTTTATTAAGGCTAAAATTATTTTGTAAAGAATCTATAACTTGTTGTTCTTCAGCATTTGTAAAATATTCCGATCCAAATGATTCAAGAACCTCTTCTACTTTTGCTATTCTAATGTTAAGAATGTTATATATTGTATTTTTCATTTTATCTCCTTTTCAATTTATAATTAATACTCTTACAGTATAGACCATAATGGCTTATATGCAAGTGTTTTTGTTATCTTTGTTTCATAAAAAAAGGGAGACTTTTAAATCTCCCCTTTCCTTTTATTAACCGCAGGTTGAGTGACTAACCTACACAATCATTATATAAAATTAATCTAATTTTACAAATGACATAAATGGTTCTTCTTTATGTCCTTCAGGTAGCCACTCTAATTTTTCGGCTACTTGTTCTATGGTTAAGTAACAATCAGTAGTCCCACCATCGTCAGTAGAATTTGCGATGATACATCTGCCTGCAAAGTTCTGTGATCCGAGTTGGAAATATCTGTTGTCTTTTAAGATACCTTCATCATCTACGAACATGATGACTCCACCGCCTAAGGTTACAACATCAAAGCAACTGCATTGCATGACACTGTAGTAGTCTTGGATGTTAGAATCGGATATGTTCACATACGAAATACTTTGATCGTAAGGATCAATCAGGATGGTTTGTATTTTTTCCATATACTACCCCTCAAGGGGAAGCAGCCGTTAGGCTGCCTCCTTGTTTGATGTATTTTCTTGAATGACTCTTTCAACATCTACAACATTGAATACTGTGAAAAGTTTTCTGATCTTTTCTTTCTTACCAGTTTCTTTGTTGATTTCTTCTTTGTAGAAGCAAAGAGTTGTGCCTAAGCCTTTGAGACCTTTTAGCATATCGCCTGTCACTTCAAAGTGTTTCATTGCTTGTTTGAAAGTCACAAAAGAATCATTTTGTGTGTAACCTGCATGAGCAAGTGTATTGATATTGCTGCCTGTGTAGTATCTATTTGTTATTAAGTTTTTCATTTTATCTCCTTTTCAATTAATTAACCCTACCTATATTACTACAAATTGGACTATATACAAGAACTTTCTCAATATTTTTTCACCCTTGTTATCTTGATCTTTTTACTACCAAAGTGTCTGTCAAACTTGGCTCTTGCTGTAGGTTCATCAAAGGCAGGATATCTGTGTGCCTCGTACTCAAGTTTGTGAGACTTATACCATCTCTTGAAGTTGCGTTCATAGGTGTCGCTTCTGTCGTAGAAAAATGCCATTAGTTTTCCTTGTCTGTTTTCTCATAAATAGTTTTTAATAGGCTTGATGACTTCTCTCCTTTCTCTCTAAAGTATTTGAGTCGTTCAATCCTCTCTGCGTGTTCAGACATGAAATCTATAATCATGCCTTCTATGATTACGCTTGTGCTAAGACCAGTAGACTCTTTGATCAGCTTAAGATGTTCGTCAGCTTTTTTAGATAGCTGTAAACTGATCCTGCTACGTCTGTTAGCCATCAAAATCCAAAGGCTGCTAAGAACACACAACCGATCATCATACTGCCGAGTATAGACCAAGCGATCTTCTCGTTTCTTTTATCTCTAATTTTACTAGGTGATATTCTCATTTTATTCTCCTAGTACTCAACGATGACACCTCTGTCCATTATCCAGTCCTCTTCTTCTTCAAAATCGGTGTCAATAACTTTTATTTCTAAGTCAACATCAGAATAGTCTGCACCATCTTCAATAGCTTCTGCAACATAAGCATACCAAGCTGTAGAGTCTCCATCTTCTTTTGCTAGACATTCTGTGACTCGCATGACCTCTTTTTTTGTTATATCTATCTCTCCAGATATTTTTTCTTTTGTGACCATAGTTGTAACCACTGTTGTTGTCCTCACTCCTTCTATCTGAAATTTCATTTGATTACCTCTTTAATAATATCCCAAGCTTGTTGATTTGGGATTAGGAAAGATACTTTGCGTTCTAGTCCTTTCCTGTGGATTCTCTTTCTCTGTGAGATAGTAGCATCTCTTAAAGTGTGTTTGTATTCATGACTCCAAAAGTAAGCCAAGCCGAGATAGTCCAATGTACCGATGAACTTGTTGTCCATCTCCATGATTTCAGCTATCGCTTGAGGGGTTGCGGTGTTTAGGTTCAAAGTGAAGTCGCTCATGTTATCTCCTCTTATCAGTTACAGATTTAGCTATCTGTTTGATACGCTCTGACATTTTGTCCTTTTTGTCTTGCTTAATCATTTCTGGTAGTAAATCAATAGGCTCGTCTGTGCTGAATTCGCATTTAAGATAATTGTCAAAATAACTTTCTGCATCTGCTTTTAATTTTTCTAAGCATGAAATGTCTGCACCTGCCCATGAATGATGAAGCTCATATTCTCCAAAATAACAATTACCTGCCATTACACGATTGTATTCTTTGATCCATTTTGCTTCTTCTAATGCTTCTTTTCCGCATTCTTCATAAGTATTACAAATGAATGATTCAACTAAAAATGAATCGTAACCCAAAATCTCTACTCTGTATTTCTGTGGTGCTAAAGCTGTAATTTCACACATCAAGCCATAATCGTTATATTTAGAAGTGTAGTGATCAAGATTGTCCACATTGTGCCTGCTGTAAATAAAGTTATTCATGTTATCTCCGTTGCTTGTACGTTCATTGAAAAAGCTGATAGTTGATCTATCAAGAAATCTTCTCTCTGCACAAATTCGTTGTCTGTTAAGAAACCTTTTTTATAGCTGTCTCTAAGATTTTTAAGTTCTGATTTGAGATAGCTTACTATAACTTTTGCATTACTCATTTTATCTCCCATAAAGGAAAGCAGGCTTATGCCTGCTCCCTATTTTCAAAATCAAAGTCTGTTTGATGATAACCATGACTTTTTCTCCAAGACACAGCAGGGTAGCCATACATTCTTCTTTCTTTGTAGTCATTGTCACAGTCAACTTCTACTTCAACTTTTCTTTGAAAGCCTAACTCCCAGAGTTCTTCATATCCTCTATGTAACTCGTCAAACAATTCTGTAGCTTCTTGTAAGCTAATATTGCGAATTTTGCTGAGTCTGCGTATGGTAAAGTTTCTGTCCTCTAATTTCTCATCTAAAAACTTTCTAATAGTTTTAGACTCTGGAGCAAGATTGATAGTCTTTGTTGTTTCGTATGTGTTTTTCATTTTATTTACCTTTCAAGTTATTAACTATTACAGTATGGACTAATTAATCATGATTGCAAGCATTTTTTTTTAATTATTTTAGAAGGGCAAATCATCGTCTAGTTCTTTGTAGAATCCTCTGCCTTCGTACATCCTCTGCGCCATCTCCTTACCATAGTTCTCAGGCAGCCCAAACTTTGCAAAGAAAGATTTCTCTGATCCAAACTTTGTATGTAGTTCGGCATGATGATGTAGACATAAACTAATTACGTTCTGATCTCCTGCTCGTAGACTCATGCCTCTTTCACCAATGTAGGGTTTCAATAAATGGTGAGCCTGTACGACTCCTCTGCAAGAGTAGAACCCTGCTTGTTTAATCAAACAGGGTTGTTGCCTTACCCATGCAAGGTGTTCTTTATCTACAAAGCGTTTAGCCATTAGAAGGGAACATGAGACATATCAGGTTCTTTTCTAACCTGTTGCTCTTCTTCTTTCTCCTTGATGCTGATGCTAGTGTACTCTTGGTTGTTCTTAGACATCTTCTTCCAACCACCTAGCTTAAATGTTTTGAAAGATTCTCCCAAGCTAATTGCACCACCTATGTCTGGACTGTTAGAAGAAACCTTCTCATGCTCTTTATTGATGTGCAGTAGTCCTGCTGAGACCATGAATTCGTACTTAGGCTCGCCCCTGTCGTTATGTGACTCAATGATTGCTACATAATGTTTCTTGCCATCAAGAGTCAGAGTTCCTTTTCTCATGACACTTGAGTTGCCATTCTCATGCCATAAGAATCCAGTCTTTTCGTTATCGTATTGTTGTTCCATATTTTTCTCCTAAAATAAGTCTTGTTGTCCTGTTTGGACGTTCAGTTTATATTCATAACCTTTTCCTGCAAGTCTAGATCGTTTGTCTACGACCTCTCCATACTCTTTAAGGTTATACTTTTTTCTTTCCTCATAGTTTCTAAGTTTCCTTAGACCTGCTG